CTCGCCGAGCACTGGATCGAGGAAGGCTGCCTGTTCGCCCGGGACGACCTCGGCGCCGGTCGCCGCTACGTGTCCGTCGCTGCCGCCGAGGCCGAGGCCCTGCGGAGGTGGCCGTCGTGAGCCTGATCAACCTCGAACGGTGGACGGCCCCAGTCGTACCGCCGGTGAACGGCCACAGCGCGGGGGGCCCCGCCCCCGCCGGGCCACGGCGGGAGCGGGGCCGGAACACCGTCCTCGCCGCACCCCTGATCCTGGTGACGGCCTTGGCCCTGCTCGGCCAGTACGGCTGGTTCCACGATGCCATGTCCGGGCACACGGCACTCGTCCCGGCGGCAGCGTCCGCCCTGCTCGCCTCCCTCACCCTGGAGACGATCGGCCTGTTCTTCGCGGCCGAGGCCCACGCCCGGCTGATGGCCGGGGATGCGGCGGGCCCGGTCCGCGCCCTGTCGTACCTCGCCGGGGTGTGTGTCGGGGCCCTGTCGTGGTGGCATTGGCGGCCGGGGTCCGTCGCCCTCGTGTTCGGGGTGATGAGCGCGTTGTCGCCGTGGCTGTGGGCGATCCGGTCACGGTCGATGCGCCGCGCCGAGCTACGCGCCGCCGGGGTGGTTGACGTGCCGCCGGTGAAGCTGGGGTGGCGCCGTTGGGTGATCTCCCCCCGCCGGTCGTGGCGGATCTACCGGCGGGCGGTGTGGGCCGGTATCACCGACCCGGGGGAGGCCCTGGCCCTGGAGGCGGCGAGGACGCCTCCAGACGCCACGGAGACGGCGGAGGGCCTAGCCGTACCCGCCCCCCCCGTTGAGGCCGCGAGCGTGGCGCCTGCCGCCTCTCCGGGCCCACCCGGGCAGGGGGCCCTACCGGTGGACGGCCTCCTGTCGTTCGAGGGGTCCGTCAAGAAGGTCCTCGACCGGTTGCGGGCGGGGGAGGACCTGTCGGTGAGCAAGCTGGCCGCCGAAGGCGTGTGGGGGTCCCGGTCCCGGGGCGGCGACATCCTCCGGACGGCCCGCGCCAGCCTGTAGACATGGGTGAAGGGCCCGACCCCCGGTGAGGGGGTCGGGCCCTTTCGTGTTCTTCGGACTACTGGTCGACCGGCTCGACCGTCGTCCGCTCAACCAGCTTGGCCACCACGTTCGTCGGGGATGTCCTCCCGGTCCCGCTTGCGGATCTCCGCCGCCTGTGCGACTTCGACCCGTGCGGCCTGCCACGCCGACCAGTGCCCCGAGACCAAGGCCCACAGCGACAGGGCCGAGACGTAGGCGACGCTGTCGACCCAGCCGGTGGCGATACTGACCGGGATCATCACCACCCACCCGACGGTCAACCAGCCGTTCACCCGACGCATGAACACCGGGTCGCCCTGGACCGACGCCCACAGGCTCGTGACGACAGACATGGCCGCCCCCTCGGTCGGGGCCGGTCCCTTACGGGATGGCCCGGCGGGACAGGATGAACGCGACGATGATGAGGACGAAGCCGACGACGAGGAGGCCCACCGCCGACGCGGACCCGAACGCGAAGATCCCGAACAGGGCCAGCAGCCCACAGATCAACAGGATCACGCCGAACACATACAACGCGGTGACGATCACAGGGGTGGCTCCTTCGATGAGGGTGTGTACTGCCCCGCACCCCCCGGCGGGGGAGACGGGTCGACAGGCGGCCAGCGGCGGTCCGCCTCCTCCGCGACGAGGAGGACACAGTCCACGAGGTCCCGGTGAAGGACCGACCAGGCGGCCCCGGCAGCGAACGCGGCCCGCAGCGCCGTGGCAGCGTCGGCGGCGACCGCCGGGCACGACAGCCGGGCCACCTCACCGACGGCCGCGTACAGGGCGTCCCGTAGGGCCGTGTTCTCGTCGCGGAGCCGGTGCGCCGCAGCCCTGGCTTCCAGGGTCGCCAGGTGGGCTTGGGTGACGGGCGACGGGTCGGGGTTGCTGGGGTGCATGGTGGCTACCGCCCCGTCCGCCGATAATAGTTATTATGTCAAGTCGAGCGTAAACGGGCAGGTCACGGGCCTAGACGGGGCCTCTCCCCCGGCGCCACGTGCCCATCCCACGGCACCATCCCGATCTCCGACGTCGTCCGGTACCCGCCCGTCGGGAACCACCCGTCGCCCTGCCGGTACTCCCGGACCACGTACCGGCGGATGCCTTCCTCCCCGGTGGCGGATGCCGACCAGCCGCCCCCACAGCACGTCCGGCTCCATCGCGTAACCGATCGCGATACCGACCCTGATCGCCTCCCCGACGTGGGCGAGGCCGATCCGGAAGTCACGGTGCCGGTCGTCCGCCGTGAACAACTCCCCCAGCATCAAGGGGGTCGTCACCGGTCCCGCCAGGCCCGCCGCTCCACCTTCCCGACGGGCGGGAACCGTTCGTCAACCCCACCCCCGGGGATCGCCGTACTGAGCGGTAGGCCCCCGACGGGGGCGTCGGCGAGGGCGGTGACGAGACGGGCCAGCAACCCATTCGTCGTGCGGATCTCCGCGATGAGCGTGTCGACCTGCTCCCGCGTCGCCGCGTCCTTCCGCAACCAGTTGAAGATCGCCGATTCTGTCCCGAGCCCCACACCGGGCCCGGGACCCCCCGGCCCCGCCGCGGCCCCCCGCGTGGGGGGGGCGCCCCCCCCCCGCCCCGCGGCCACCGGGGCGGGGGGGGCCGCTCCCCCGGGGCCCTCCTGCCTCGCCCAGCGAGAGGTCCGGGCCGGGCTGAAGGGGGCCCTTACAGGGGCGGGCCCTTCTACAGCCCGCGTGCGGTGAGCCACACCTCGATGCTGTGGCCGGTCCGGGTCAGGAGGAGACCGATGTCGCGGAGGATGTCGGCGGGGTCCCGGTCAGTGAGGTCCCCCACATCGGCCGGGCCCTCATCCTGCGGCGGTTCGGGGGTCACAGCGGGTTCCTTCCGTCGGGCCCTGCTGGCGGGTCCAGCAGCGGCAGATGCCCGGCCGGGGCCGGGCCTGGCTTCGGCTTATTCTTGACCTGGTAGACGCCGAGGGCTATGACCTGGGCGACGACCCCGGCGAGGGCGACCAGAAACTTGTGGATCGTCAACGGCTCAAGGGCTCCTTCTCAGTGGCGGAGGGCGACGATGAGGCCGCCGATGGATACGAGCATGCTGATCCCCACGAACACGGCCACGAGGATGCCCATCCCTGCGGCCTGCACTCCCCGCTGGTCGGCCCGCTGCGATACGGCCCCCGCCATCCGCGCCTCCATCTGCACGACCCGATCTTTCAGATCAGACAGGATCGCGTTCTGTCCGGCGAGGGCGGACTGGAACAGTTCAGCGTTCGTCTCGATCGTTTTCGCGGTGGCCCGTTCCGACTTGTCGATCGCCTTGAGGTTGGATTCGTCCTGTTTCGCCGCCGCCTCCTTCTGCGCGGCGAACGCCGCATCCACGGCGACCTTGTTGTCCCGGGACTCCCGCTCACTGCGGGTGTCCCGCTCCTTGAACTGTGTCTCGATCGCCCCGAACCGTTCCTGGGCGATCGTCTCCACGACCTCCACCCGACTCAGGATGATCTCCCGTTGGGAGTGGAACATGTCCACGATCGTCTCGAACCGGACGGTGGTCGCCGTGTCCATCGCACTGATCCGGGTCGTGATGATCTCCCGGAGATCGGTGAGGGTCCGCAGCCACTGCTCCGAGGCCCGGTCCACCGCCTGAGTGGTCAACTCTGTCGGGTCTGGGACGGGAGTCGTCCCGGGCGGGGTGCTAGCGAACCCGTCGGCCATGTCAGGCGACTTCAGTTGGTCCGGGCCGGACCAGGCCCGGACAGCGGGTGCCCGATCGCGGACCCCTCCCCCGGGAACCGGGTGGCCTCCAGATCGGCCAACGCGCGTCGCGCCTCAGCGAGGTCCCCGGCGCCGATGGCGGACGCGAGGCGCATCTCGTAGACGCGGCGGACGTTGCCCCGGATCGCGTCTTCCTCCAGGCGGCGGAGGGCGTCGGCGACGGTCACACCGGGGGCGATCTCGGAGCCGAGGAGGGCGTCGGCGATCGCCTTGGCGAGGGACTTCTCACTCACGGCCATGATTCGCTCCAGGTAGGTGAGGGGCGGCTTCGGCGGGGTGGGCTTGGACAGGGCCACAGCACGGGCGATGATCCCGGGGACTTGCCGGACCCGGGCGTCACCAGGGCAGGAGTGGTTCGACTCGTTCCAGGCGTGGAACTGGCGGTGGTAGCCGATACCGGGGTCCGTAGCCGTCCGGCAGGCGCGGAGCGGGATCGTCGGGTGGACCTGATGGGCCCAGACGAGGATGTGGGCCCACTCCTCGACCTGTGCGGCCGTCCACGGCTCACGGTCGGGGTGGCCGTGGTCGGCGGACTCCCACGAGATCGCCGTCCGGTTCGCGGCGAAGTTCGCATCGGCCCGGACGAGGGTGTCCAAGTACTGCTCGCTGTGGCCGTCGATGGACAGCCACCCGGTCGACTCGACCCCGGAGTGCATCCACACGTTCCTGGGGGAGCCGAGCATGACGGCGGTGTGGAGGATGAACTGTGTCGGGACCCGGTGGTTCTGGGTCCGGTTCTCCGGGATCGGTAGCCACGCGGCACGCGGGTAGATCGGCACGGCGGGTCCTCTCCTGTGTCAGGGGCCGATGTAGACGGCGGTCAGGGAGCACCGGACTTCATTGGTGACCTCGGGTGCGATCGACGTGGTCGCGTCGTGGTAGCCCTGCAGGGTGACCGCGTCGGTGCCGACGGACGCCTGGACGAGGACGGTGGGGGTGGCCACGGAGACGCGGGTCGCCAGCGGCCCGGTGGTGCTGAACGACCCGTTGATCGGCGTCCCGTTGAGGGCGACCCGGGCCCGGCGGGTCGTCCCCGTCGCGTTCCCGACCCAGGTGACGACCCCGGACACGAGCCACCAGCCGATGACCTTCCCGATGGTGACGTTGGCGGCGCCGGTGCAGGCGGCTTTCGTGTCCGTCGCCGGGGTCCCGTTCAAGATGATGTCGGACCACGTCGCCGTGGTGATCCCCGACTGGACGGTGGCCTGCGTCGTGAAGACACGCCCCGGGGACAGCAGTGCGTTCAAGTCGGCCGCGTGGACGATGGTCCCGTCGGTGAACGTCACCGGCCCCCCCTCCCCTAGCTCAGGCGGCGGCCAAGTACCGGGCGGCGAGGTAGGACCGGTAGGTGCCGGACACGAGGGTCGCGACGGAGGCGGTCGCGTCATGCCAGCCCTGCAACTCGATGTAGTCGGTGTTCACCGTCGACTGCACGAAGATCCCCGGGAGGGGTGCGGACACGATCTGCGGGGCCGGGCTGACGAGGATCTGGCTGCCGTTGACGAACGTCCCGTTGATGCCGAGGATGCAGCGGCGCGTGTTGCCCGTCGCGTTCGTCGCCCAGGAGACGCACCCGGACACATGCCACCAGCCGAGGACCAGGCCGATGTTGACCCTGGAGGTGTTCGTGGACGTCGAGTGGAGGTTGTACGGGTCGTACGACTCCGCATCGAACGTGATCGGCGTGTAGGTGGAGGCGGGGATCGCGGCCTGTGCCGTGTTCTGTTGGACCATGCAGGCGGGCGGGTTCAGGAGAAAGTTCAGGTCGGTGGCGTGGACCACGACCCCGTCAGAGAATGTCGGCGGCGCAGTCACCCACGGCCCCCCTTCCTAGTAGACGGGGATCGTGGTCGCCCCGAGGGCGCCCCACGTGGTGTCCCCGAGGATCCACGCCTGCCGGGGTTCCGTCGGCGCCAGCGTGAACGTGGTCACCCACGAGTTCGGGCCCACCGTGTGATCGCGGGAGAGGACGAAGAAGTCCTGGCTCATGGTCAGGGCGCGGGTGCGGCGTTTCACGGTGACCCGGTCCCCGAAGGCGAGGGAGAGGACCGCCGTCAACGCGCTGGGGTTCGCCGAGACGTCCACCTGCAGGGCGGAGATCCGCAGGTTCGCCGTCTTGTACTTGTTCAACAAGTGCTGGGCCAACGCGAGGGTCTGGGCGTCGACCCGGGCGAGGGTGTCCAGCGACATCGACAGGGGGAAGTACCGCCGCTGGGAGGCGAGGTCGGTGACCCGCGACTCCCCACCCGCCCGGGTGACGGTGACCGTGTTCTGGATGTACTGCGGGTCCAGGTCCCACCCGATCGACCCGTCGTAGGGGATCTCCCCCCCGGCGGTGCTCTCCCCGAACGTGAGGACCGGGGTCGTCTGCAGGTAGTACGAGTCGCGGGTGACCATCGTGAGGACCCCGTCGCCGCCGACGAACAGGTACCCGTTCTCCGTCCGCGTACACGCCCCGATCGCGTCGGCCAGGGACTTCCCCGACATGCCCACAGCGGAGTCGACGTTCGACGCCCCGTCCGGGATCGACGTGGGGCCCTGCCAGTTCGCCCAGGCGAGGAGCCGCCGGATGCGGGCCCCGGCGGTGTCCCCACCGAACGCCCCGGCCGTCACCGCATAGTGGGACGCGGCCCGGGTCGCGCTGAGGGCCTGCCCGTACGCGGAGACGTGGGACACGAACCCGTAGAACGGGGCCTGCGGGGTCGGCGCCCAACTCGCCCCGATGTTGAACGAGTCGATGACGAACGGGTTCGTCGCCCTCGCCGCCGTGTCGACCAGCTTCCCGTCGGCGTACAGGGCGGCGTTCGTCCCGCCCGCCCCGTCCTGCACTTCGGTGGCGATGAGGTGGTGCCAGTCACCGTCCGCGAAGTTCACCCCCACGGAGACCATCGTGTAGAAGTACGTCGGCGTGACGGGGTTGTTCGTCACCCGGGCGAACACGTTGACGCCGGTCACGCCGAGGTCCCAGGCGGCACCGCTGGACCCGTTCGCCGACACGACCGTCTGCACACCCGTCGAGCGGGTGGTCTTGAACCAGCATTCCATCCCGGACCCGTACGGGTACGAGAAGTCGTAGGCGATCGAGTCGGTCGGGACGTACAGGAACCGGAAGTTGGACCCGTCAACCGGGGTGATCTGGACGCATGTCCCGCCGTCGGGGTCCGGCGAATCGGAGATCCCAAACGTGGGGGATGCGCCGCCGACACCCATCTCGATGACCTGGGAGGGGAACCGGGACAGGGACTCCTGCGTGGCCTGGGCGGGCCAGGCGTCCTCGGCGAGCTTGTACGTGGTGTGGGGTAGGTCCTGTGCGAGTTCCTCGTTCAGGACCCCGTCGAGGGTGTCGCGGGGCAGGAACGTGAGGGCGTCGACACACGTCATCCCGTCGATCGTCCCGAAGTACCCGGCCGACGACCAGCGCAGGGGGTACCGCTCGATATACCCCGTGAAGATCGGGTAGACGGTGGGGCCGGACGTGGTGAACGCCGACGCGGAGGCCCCGACCTCGACCTGGACTGCGTCGATGAACACCTGCTGCCCCGCCGTCGTCGTCGCGGAGGCGACGACGTAGAGGGCGTTCGTCAAATCGGTCGAGTTGTCGGTCTTCGTGAAGGTGACCGTCAGCCGCTGCCACGCGCCCGTCGTGGAGGAGTTCGCCGACGTCGCCCCGTCGATCCGCAGGAACACCGCCGGGCCCGTCGCCACCCACACGTACGCGGAGGCCGTGTACGTCACCCCGGTCCGCAAGGGCGGGATGACGGTGTGGGCGTAGGAGAACGGGGTGACCTGCGACGCCCACGTCAACAGGAGGGACTTGGTCCCGTTCTGGGCGTGGGCGCTGCTGTTGGCGAGGGTCCCCCCGTTCGCGGCGACCCACGCCCCGACCGTCCCCCCCTCGAACGTCGAGGAGTCGGTCAGGCCAGGGAACCAGGCCCCATTCCCGCTGTTGACGATGTTGCCGGTCAGCGGCCACATCGCCCAGCAGCGGACCGGCCGGTACGGGACGAGGGTCAAGGCGTTCCGGATCGTGACGACGACACCGGCAGCGTCCGGGGACACCCCCGTCCACGACACCGTCGAGGTCTGCGTCCCCGTCGCGGCAACGGTCTTCGACCCCATGAACAGGGCGTTGTTGACGGCTGCCGTGCCGCTGTTCGTCCCGGCGGCGACCCGGGCCACCCCGGAGGACGTGTACGTGGGAGAGGCGGGGACCGACGCCCCCGCATACCCGTGGGGGGCCGCGACGAACACGACAACCTCACTGGCCTGTGTCGTCGCCCCGGTGGTGCCTGTCGCCTGGGAGGCGGAGGAGGATGCGACCCGCGACGCGGACGCGGTCACGTCGATCGCGGACAGGATGTCCCCGACCACCCCCGTGATCTCCAGCCAGGTGCAGGCGAACGTCGCCAACGCCCCCGAGTCGACGTCGACCTCGACCCAGCCCGGTTCGCGGCCGGTGGCGAGCTTCGCCCACACGTTGACCGTCTGCACCGCCGACGACACGGTCTTGACGAGGGTCCACGCCGGGCCGCCACCGTTCGCGAGCGGCGTGACCGCCGTCAGGTTCGTGGACGTGACGGCGACGAGGAGGGACCCCTCCCGGGGCGGTAGGGCCCCGTAGGCGGCGACCGACGAGGAGGGGCTGGCGCCGGTGTCGCCGGTGCCCGACTGTCGGACGAGGGGGGCCCCTGCCGTGTACCAGGGGGACGCCGAGTTCGCCGGGTTCAGGTACTCGTCGTCGTCAATGAGGCCGAGGCTGGCGGTCCCGGTCTCGATCTGCCCTAGCTCGTACTGGGCGCCCCACTTCGCGTCCCACGACGTGACCCGGTCCGTCAGGTCGGCCCAGACGGGGGTGACCGTGTTGTCGTTGGGGTCCTGGTTGAACGCGGCCTGCCAGCAGGTGAGAGGCCACTTCGGGTTGACCGGGATACCCAACCGTGCCCCCCCTGCCCTCAGACGGCTGCGAGGCCGTTCGTCTGGTTCCTCCGGTTGTACCGCAACGCCGACCGTTGCACCGACTCGTAGATCTGCTTGCCGTCGAGGTAGACGTGGGAGTGGACGACGACGTCGCCTCCCCCGCCCCCGGCGGCGCGGGCCTGCAGCCCGGCGAACTGCTTGCCGGTGAGGACCCGCTCCGGTGACCCGGTGGCGTTGACGGCCATCGTCCGGCCGGGCATCAGCCAGCCACCCGCGTCATACCAGTGCGGTGACCGGGACTGCCATTTCGACCAGGCCCGGAGGGGGTTCCCGTACGAGCCTTTGATGTACCGCATCCCGTAGAGGGCCTGCAGCCACGGGTCGGAAGTCTTATGCCCGCCGACCCCGCCCCACGTCCCATTCAAGAATTGGAATAACCCGTACGCTGACGATGACGGGTTAGCGGCTGTATTCCGGAAACCGCTTTCATGCATTACCAACTGATACAACGCATTCCAGTTCGCGCCGGACCCCCACCCGAACGACCCGGCAACGGACTGGACGATCGCGGCGTTCCCCGACACGGACGAGGGGGCACCGGCGAGGTTCCCGACGTTCATGCCCCCGCCGCCGCCGCCGAGGCCGAGCATGTCGAGGATGCTTCCCCCCGACTTGGCGGCGAACTTCATCAGGCCGGTGATGCTGCCGGTGACCCCGGAGAACACCTTGCGGACGACACCGTCGAGGCCGGACTTCCCGGACAGGATGCCGTTGAGGAGGCCCTGGATGATGTGGGAGCCGAGGCCGTGGAACACGGTCGACGGCGACTTGATCCCGAAGAAGTGCTTGACCGCGTCGATGATTTTCGTGCCGACCGTCTTGATCCAGCCGCCGACGGCCTTCGCCGCATCCGTGATCCCGGCGCCCATCCCGGCGATGATGTCGCGGCCCTTCTGGAGGAGGAGGGTCTTCGCGGCGGAGAACGCGGCGACGACCTTCCCGGGGACGCCCTTGACGAACGTGACGACAGCGTTCCAGGCGGTCGACCACGCATTCTTGATCGCGGTGAGGCCGCTGTTCCACACCGACTTGATCCAACCCCAGAACGACGACGCCCATCCCTTGATCCCGTCAATGGCTTCCTTGAACCACCGCTTGACGTTCCCCCATGATTCATTCCAGCCCGCCTTGATCGCATTCAGGCCCGACTTGAACGCACCCTTGATCCAGTTCCAGAAGGAGACGCCCCACCCCTTGATCGCCGTGATGGCTTCGTGGAACCACCGCTTCACGTTCCCCCACGACTCGTTCCAGCCCGCCTTGACCGCGTCAAGGCCAGCCTTGAACGCCGCCTTCAACCAGTGCCAGAACTCCCCCGCCCACTTCTTGATGTCCGCCCAGATCTGCTTCCAATGCGTCGCCAAGTACCAGATGGCGGCGACGACGAGGGCGACGGCAGCGATGATGAGGAGGATCGGCCAGGTCGCTGCGATCGTCGCGATAGCGGCGGCGGCCATCGACACGATGTAGGCGCCGATGGCGACGAGGAGGACCCCGCCGATGACGGCGGCGATGACCTTCATGGTGCCCGTGTGCTTCTGCATCCAGCCGAGGGCCGTCGACAGGACGGGGACGAGCTTCGTCCCGATCTCCGTGACCCAGGCGCCGATCCCGGCCTTCACCTGCGCCACCTGCACCCCGAGGTTCTTCTGGACGGTCGCCCAGTCCTTGACGTGCCCCCCCGCTTCCGGCACCGCCCCGCTGATCTTCTTGACGGACCCGGCGAAGTCCTTCGCGGACTCCCCGGACAGTTGGAGGGCGACCTGCATCCCCGTCTGGTCCCCGAGCATCCCCTTCAACGCGGCGATGAACGTCTTCGCCGCTGGGGACCCGGACTTGAGGGCGTCGGCGAACCCGTGGGCCTTGTCCTGCATACCCTTCCACTGGGTGAGCAGGTTCGCCTGCGGCCCCGGGAGGCCCTTCAACGCGGACCGCCAGTCCTTCACCTTCAAGGTGCCGTTCGCATACGCCTCGGCGATCTTCTTGGCTGCGGGGGGCAACCCGGACATCATCGTCGCCGCGTTCTGCGCCATCGCCGCAGAGTGCTGCATCGTGGACTGCAGGACCAGACCGGCCGGACCCATGTGCTTCGTGATCGCGTCGGTGATGAGTTTGAGGGTGCCGGTCAGGCCCCGCTGCCCGAGCTTCTGCGACACGTCCTGCGCGGACAGGCCGTAGGCGGCCATCGCCGTCGTCATCCCCTGCGTCGGCGCGCCGAGCTTGATAATCATGTGGTTCAAGTTCTGGCTGGCCTGGGCGGCGGACATGCCCCGGGCGGTCATCGTGGCGAGGGCACCGGCGACCTGCGCGAAGGACAGACCGAACTTCGTCGCGGTCGGGAGGACGTTGTGGATCGACCCGGCGAAGTCGTCCATCCGCATCTTGCCCTGACCGACGGCCGTCACCATCATCGACATGACCTTGGCGGCCTGGGAGGCGGGGGCGTGGAGGTCGTTCATGACGGTGGTCAGACCGTCCACGACGATCTTCAGGTCTGCGCCGTCGGTCTTGGACCCTTCCGCTGCCGCCTGCAACACCTTCAACCCGGCCGCGCCGTGGTACCCGGCGGACTCGACCACGTACATGCTGTTGGCGAGTTCGAGGGCGCCGACACCGACCTGCCCCGCCATGTGCAGGATCCCGGACTGGACGGTCGCCATGTTCGAGTCAAGTTCCCCGGCACCGGTCTTGAGGAGGGTCATCGCCGTCTGGAACTTCGTGCCCATCTTGACGCCCTCGACGCCGACGATGGCGACCCCGGCGGCGAGGCCGAACAGGGCGAGGCGGCCGACCCCGGCCAGGCCCGACAGCTTGACCTTCCCCGACTCGGACGCACCGGAGACGGCGGACTTGAGGACGCCCATCTCCTTGATGGCCTGGTCGGCTCTGGCGCGGACCTCGAACAGGACGGGGGGAAGCATCCCGGCGGGCACGGCACCCCTCCCCTCTCACATGCCGATGGTGGCCTGCCGCCACCGGAGCATCGCGATCGACTGGATGCGCGGCTGCGCCGCGTCGACGGCAGGCTGGAAGTACGGGAACGCCCGGGTCGTGTGATGCCCCGGCCCGGACCCGCCGGAGTAGCCGAGTTCGACGCGGCGCCCGTATACGGTCGTCGGGGCGACCGTCGTCCCCCACGTCGCATAGCTGTAGCGGCGGACCGGGTCGTGGCGGATCGACCGGCGCAGGGTGCCGGTGACGACGTTCGGCAGGTCGCCGCCGACGTGCGGCTCGCCCTTCGCGTGGGACCCCTCGAAGTTCGCCTTCGCCGCCCGTTCGATCGTCAACGCCGATTCGGTGGCGATAGCCTTCGCGGCGACGTCGAGGCGGAGGACCATCCGTTCGATCGACGCCGCGAACTCGGGGCCGCCGAACACCTTGACGATGAACCCGTCAGCCAAGGGTCCTCCCCCCCGGCTGCCTGCGGCTGGCCTTCTCCTGCTGCTCGTTCGCCTTCTCCGCCATGATGGCGTCGATGTTGAGCATCCACCGGACCCAGACCGGGTCCGCATCCAAGAACTGGTCGTGGGTCATCGGCACCATCTGGATGATCCGGTACTCGTCAAACCATGACCGGGTGATGACGTCGAGGGCCCCGAGGTTGGTACGGCCGTCGGCCCCCACCGCCCTTCTCAGGCGGCGGAGGCCCCAGTAGGGGATGCCGGGTCTTCGATCGCGTCGACCGTGAACGTGTCCACGACGTCCCCGGCGGGGGTGACCTCCGTGCCGGGGCCCGTCATGAGGGCGGCGGCGTGCTTCGCGGTCTGCTCGGAGAGGGCGTCGTAGACGGGCCCAGGCATGTCCTGGACGGCCGCGACGGACGTCGGGATGGGTAGGGGAAGGGTCCACGAGTCGAGGAGCGCGTAGATGGACGCGTCGGTCATCCGGAGCAGTAGTTCGATCTCCCGCTCATCGAGGCCGATCTTCTCGGCGACGTCGTTGACGGACTCCTCCGGCCCCTCCGCCGCGTCCATGATTTGTTGGAGTCGTTCGCCGCCCAGCGCGGTCGTAATGATTTTCAGGGGGCGGCGGTACCGCTCCGGCAGGTCCGAGGGGTTCCGCAGCTTCGCGGACCCGCCGGGGATGGGGACCACGATCGGGGTGTCACTCATGGGAGGTGTGCCGTCCTCTCCGGTTCGGTGGTGGGATTCTAGCTTTTCAGGAGGGCGATGAGGGGGACGAGGATCCAGAACAGGAGGCCCAGGCTGACGAGGTTCGGGGTCCGCTGCCTGTCGGCGGGCCCGTAGGTGCGGGTCCAGCCGAGGGCGCCGATGAGGAAGCAGACGGCGCCGAGGACGGTGAGGATCGTGTCGAGGAGTTTCACGGGGCACCTTCCGGAGGGGCTGGGAACTCCAGCCGGACGACGTTCGATGACAGTTCAACGAGGACCCGGCCGTCGGTCAGCCGGAAGATGACGTGGGAGCCGGTGAACTCGGGCCACGCCGCCAGCCGGAGCGTCTCCACCCCGCCCGACCACTTCGCCCACTTCGCCGTCAACTCCCCCATCACGGCCCCCCCCGGTCAGTAGGTGGCGACGGCGTCCTTCTGCTGGTACATGACCGGGGACTGGCCGCCGCCGAGGGCGTCGGTGGAGTTGGCGAGGGCCTCGAACTGGGCGGTGACTTCCATCCACTTCCCGGCCGACCCGGACACCTCCACGGAGTCGTAGCCGACGACGGAGAACTGCCAGATGCCGTTGTGGGTGACGTCCCCGACGGGGGAGATCTGGATGGTGAGGGCGGGTTGCGTGTTGGCGATGTAGTTCGCGAGGTCGGTGGGGGCGACGGCGAGGCCCTGGTAGACGGCGACCAGTTCGCCGGTGACGTCGAGGGGCCCCGCGAAAATCATGTAGGGGGCCTGGTTCCCGTCCGCCGTGAAGATCGGGACGGTGGGCCGCTTCATCGTGATCTTCGCGGAGGAGTAGGTGGACGCCGCGACCGTCGCGAGCTTGATGACCGTGTTCCAGCCCGCCCACGGCTTCGCCGTCGACGGCGTGTTCGACGGCGGCGTCACCACCGTCGCGGGCAGGCCGACCCACTGCACCTGCTGGGAGGCCATGTCCTCCGCCGGGATGTCGACCTCGGCCGTCGCCAACTGGCACCCCGTCATCTGCCAGCACTCCGCCCCACCCGTCGACAGCCACAGCGTGTACGACGTCGGCTGCCCGTTCCCCGTGTTCTTGAGGGACGTCTTGTGCGTGTACGGGTCGCTGGCGCCGGTGACGGTGTCCGTGTTCCCGAGGATGTTCAACATCGTCAGGTACAGGGAGTCGAGGTACAAGTAGCTCTTGAAGTCGAGGGTGTCGTACCGGTTGCCCGCGACCTGCTGGTGGGTCGTCGCCATGTCCCCGCGCAGGGCGTCGTCCTTGAGCATCGACTGATTCGGCTTCCACTTCGGGTCCACAATCGGGATCCAGTAGGCGGGGACGGTCGCGGCCGTCCCGTAGGCGACGGCCTCCTTGCCGATGCCGAGCCACTGGAGGTTGGCGGGGTAGACGACGGGGTTGGCCATGACGGGTCCACCTTCAGGGTGTGCGGGCGCGGAGAGGGGCCGTGCGGGGGGCCTGCCGGGCTGCTAAGCGGATGCCACGGTCAGGGGGTAGTGCGGGGGCGGGGTCGACGCGGTCAGGCCCCGACGTCCTCGGAGACGCCGACGTTCTCGTCCACGGCGACAGACTGGGCCCTCGGGCTGGGCCCGTCCTCCGGGTCGAGGTAGAACTGGACGTACTCCTCCTCGGTGGTGAGGTGGTCGCCGGGGTACAGGACGACCGTCGCACCCTCCGTGATGACGTCGGCCTCGTCGGGGCGGTTCTCGCCCGGCTCGACGTGAGCGTTCACCCCGTACGACAGGTTCGGGAGGACCGCCGGGTAGGGGCCGGTGTAGGCGTAGCGGGGCATCAGGGGGTCCTTCCCGGGTCAGGCGTTCAACATTTCGGTGATCTCGAATTCGAGGGCGGCCCACACGACTAGCTGCCCGTCGTCCAGGCTGGGGAGGTCGGTGAGGACGCGGAGGTCGTCCATCCCTTCCGCGCCCTGCCAGACGGGGCCGGACGGGCCGCAGCCGAACGTCCGGTCCGCGCGCATCCGCGTGCAGATGTCGTCAATCAGCCCGTCGAACGGGGCGGTCCACCCGTCGGCCTCGGACGTGTCGTCATCCCCCGGGAAGATCCACCGGAAGACGACGACGATGGCGGCGGCGTAGTCACGCCGCTTGATCCCCCCCGGTGGGGGGCCACCCATAGAGATCCGCGTCTCACGCTGGTCGGACAGGTGGATGTAGGCGGTCGCACCCCACCCGGACGACTCGTCGGGGGCCCACGAGTCGGCTTCGATGATGACGGGCTGCCCCCGGTACACGGACAGCAGGCCGGGGATGGGTGGCTGCCCGAGGTAGCCGACGACGGCGGTCCTCACGTCCTGGGCGCCCATGTCAGCGGACCCGGCGGCAGGGGGACATGCAGAGGATCTGCTGGGCGGTGGCGAGGTCGTTCTCGAACCCTGCGGAGCCGCCTTTGGTGCGGGGGCCGGGCCGGGCGCTGATGGAGGCCATGACGATGGCGGAGGACCCGCGTGTGCGGATGAGTGCGGAGGTGAGGAGGATGACGGCCTGCTTCACGGCGGGGGGGAACGCGGACACGGACACGCCGAGGGTGGTGTGGCTGTACTGGAGGGGTGCGGCGAGGGTGAGGACCGTCGACCCGGGGACGTAGCTGGCGGCGAGTTTCACCGTTTCCGTCTGCGCCCCATCGTAGATCACCAGCGTGGTGATCGTGGGGAAGATCCCGACAGCGTTCTTCACCGTCAGCGACGTCGTCCCCCCGGTCGCCGCAGCGGCGAGGGACGTGTTCGGCCAGCCCGCGACGTAGGACCAGCGCACGTACATGCGCCGCGTCCCGTAGGGGGCGGAGAACTGCAGCGGCCCGCCACCGGACCAGGCGCCCCGCGCCGCACCGACGACGATCTGTGACTCGTCCACCCACAACCCGGACAGGTCCGTCAGGACGGTCATCGCCGTCGGGGTGCCGCCGTAGGCGATGCCGGTGACCTCCAGCAGCGGCCCCTGCCGAGGATGAATGATGATGTTCCCGTCGCGGTTGACGGGGAGCCGGTCGGCCTCCGTGTCGGGGGTCGCGGCGATCACCTGCCCGCAGATGAAGTCGGCGAACGAACACGCCCGGCCGATGATGTTGACGAGTTCCGCCTCCGACGCGGCGGCGTCACCCTTCACGAGGCCCGACGGGTCGACCCCGGTCGGGGACTGCCGGTACTCCGCCGGAGTCAGGTACGCCTCGGACGGGGAGGGGGACGTGCCGGTCATCGCGTACGTGGACGTCGACACGTCCACCTCCCCTCTGGGGTGGCTCGGCTACGCCCGGACGGCCCTCTGGCCGCACCGGGAGCAGGTGGCGATGTAGGGGCGGAACCCGCAGGGGCAGACGTACCCGCCGCCCGATGGGGGCCCGGCCGGACCGGAGTCGATGTACCCGGCCCGCCGGAGCAGGGCGGCGTCGGCGGGGGGGACGTCGGTCAGCCGGTTCCCCCGGTACCGGCGGGCCCCGACGTCGACCTCGACGCACTTCGGGTCGGGGGCGATGAGGGCCACCGGGTCACCCCTGGGTGGCGCGGTCGTGGGCGAGTGCCCGGTCGGCCCGGTTCGCGCCGATCGCGGCCGACACCGTCGTCAGGCCGAGGACGTTCGCCGCTGTCTGCGCGGACTGGTATGCCGCGTCCGAGGGGAGGGCGGCGATCGTCGACTGGGTGAGGGTGCCGTCGTCGCTCATGACAGGGCCGACGCCCCCTCCCGGGTCGTCGTCAACTGCAACTCCTGGAGGTCGGCGCGGGCGGCGGCGGCGACGGACGTCGTCCCCGCCGTCACCGATGAGGTCACCGTGGACTTCGCGGCGGTGTACCGGGTCTGGAGGGCGGTCAGGGCGGTGGCGGTGTGGGCGGTGGACCCCATGTCAGGCTCCCCTGCGTTCGGTGACCGCGCCGGTGGCGGGGTCGACGTTGTATTCGGTCCCGTCGGGGAACGTCACTGTGTCGACGCCGACACCGACGTGCTCCCCGATGCGGGGGTCCGCGTCGGCGGCAGCCTCGGCGGCTTCGTCGGCCTCCCGTTCGGCGGCGGCCTTCTTCGACTCGGTCACGGGCGGTGGTCCTTCCAAGGGTCAGGGTGCTGGCACCGGACCGGCCCCCTAAGCCAGGAGGAGAGGGGCCCGGGTTCCGGTGCCAGCGTCCGGCTACTTCTTGATGATGTTGGTGAGGCAGCTCTGCCACGCCGGGGCGTAGCACAGGAACGTCCCGAACCAGTACGTCGACGCCTCGTACGCGAACTGCGTCACCGGCCACTGCACGGACATGTAGTCCTGCACGTTGACGACGGAGAAGCACGACGA